CCCCAAAAATGTTGCTGGTGTTGCTGAACTTCGTAAAGTCCCCATCCTGAATACGGGCTTTCGCCTGTGCTTCCTGATTGACCAGACCAAAGGACAACATAATGTATCCGCGCTCACGGAGAGTCTGCTTTATGCTTTTCTTATAAGCATCCGATACCTTATACATGTCATCACTCTCCTACATCAATCAGGTTCACACGGCAGTTACGATAATGTGTAGGCATGTCATTTCCATCCACGTAGTAAGGTTCAGCGGTTCGGTCACCCGGATACATCTTGAGTGTGATGTGCCTGTTGGTAACAGGGTCAGGGAAGGTGACATATACAAAGAAATTAGAGAGAATACTTAATATTCTGCTCCATTCCTCTGCGGTCAGCCATGCCCACTCAAGGTCATTCAGCTTGTACTGGTCACGCCCAATACGCTGACCAACAACCGTACCGTTCGCATCTCGACCAGCGTCTACGATGGTGGTAACGATAGGGGCAACCCCGCGCTTCGGGGACGGCAATTCATAGCCGTTGATTGCGATATAAGCCATAAGTACCCGTCCTCCTTACTTAGTGAATTTGAACCCGTCTGCCTTTTCCTGGGTCACAACCGCATCCTTGATGGTTTTGTTACCAATCTGGACGATGGTTTCTTTGTTGACCAGTCGCAGCAGCAGGTCATTCTGCTCACGCAGAAGTTCATTCTGCTTCGCAGTAGCTTCATACATACCTTCACGGACTCCATCCTTAATCTGGTTGGCAGTAACAGCACCGCCATTCTCAAAGTTCACACGGCTTTCCACCGCATCTACCCAGTCATTCACACCAGCCAGTGCGTATGCTTCGCGGGTAGTCATTCCTTCATAAAGGGAATTTGCGGTCATAAGCATTGCAGAGATGACTGCGTTAGTACAGGTAGTCAAATGAGCGTTGACCGCGTTCCAATAGCCAGCGAATTGACCCATGCCGTCCACGATGGAGCGGTGCATAACCTGACCCAACTGGGACTTGTTCAGAACTTCGGTTCTACCATTTACGTGACCAACCAGTTCCGCGCCAGCTTCGCCAGCTACGAACATGCTACCGTGTGCGTTCAACGTACCGCCTGCATACTTAGGAACACTGTTCCACATTTCCGCAAACCTACCGTTGATAGCACCACCAGACGCAAACATCTTTACGCCGCCATTCGCACCTACGATACCGCCGTCTGCAAGTCCAAAGAAAGACTTGATAGAACTCCAACCGCTCTTGAACAGGGAGATACCTACAGATACAGAAGTACCAATCCAAGAGGACAGGCTACTCCAACCGCTCTTGAAAAGGGAAATACCTACAGACACAACGTCACAGTTAATCCAACTCTTGACGGTAGACCAACCAGACTTCGCAAGGGCAATTAGCTGACTGATAACAGGCAGTGCGCCAATCCAGTTCTTAACCGTAGTCCAGCCGCTCTTTAGCAAGCTGATACCCTGGCTGATAACAGGGACGTTACCAATCCAGTTCTTAATGGTAGTCCAGCCGTTTTTGATAAGGCTGATACCCTGGTTAATGGTAGGCAGATTGCCAATCCAACTCTTGACAGTGACCCAGCCGTTCTTAATCAGGTTGATGCCCTGGCTGATAACGGGGATAGTGCCAATCCAACTCTTGACGGTAGTCCATCCCTCTTTCACAAGGGTTACCGCAGCAGAGAGGTCTACGCCCTTATCGGAAATACCCTTCCACCACGCACACACGTCAGCCCACCAGTCAGCAGCGGTATTCGCCACACCTACTGCAAACTCCACAACCGGGCTTTCGTTGAAAGCCTGAATGATAGGTTGGAATACGTGGGTATTGACCCATTCGCCAATGGATTTGAACGGTGCAAGGATACCATTCAGCAAGCCCTGAATAATATCACCGCCGATTTCAGCCATGACCGTAGACGGACTGTGAATACCGAACAGGTTTTTGAACCAGTTTACAAACGGGTCAACAATGTGGGTTTTAATCCACTGTCCGGGGTTGGAAAAGAACTCAGTAATACCCTTCGTGAAGCCGTTCCACAGGTCAGTACCAGCCTGCTTAATACTTGCCCACTTATCCTCGCCCAGTAGAGCGGAACAGAAGGGGTTGATGATATTTGTCCAAACCCAGGAACCGATATTTACCAGACCTCTGCCAATCCACTTGAGGATATTTGCGCCTGTTTCCTTCCAGTTCTGACCCTTGATTTCTTTATCCCACCAGGACTTAATGTCAGCACCGATACTTCCAAAGAACCCACCCAGGAATTGCACCGCAGAACGGATAGCTGTACCTAATGCCGTAAAGATACTGGTAGCTACACCAGACCAGTCAATATTGGTTACAAAGTCCTTGATTTTCTGCCACAAGGTACTTCCCAATTCAGACCAGTCATACTTGTTAAACCAATGGGTGACTTCATCAAAAGCACCCTTGAAGAAATCACAGATACTTACTGCGATAAGTCCCCAGTCCAACTCTGTCAGCGCACCGATAAGAATATCAATGAGGGGCAGACCCAAGAAGAATTGTGCAAACAACCTTCCGACAAAGGAGAAGTCAATCTGCTCAATCGCTCCATTCAGAAGTTCCGCAATATGCGTACCAATCCGGGTAAAGTTCACCGTGTCGATGAACCAGTATGCGGTCTGCACCGCAGCGTTAATGCCATAGCCCAGCTTGCTTCCAAGCCCATACCAGTCAACACTGTCAAACAACTCATTGACCTTCTCACCCAGAAGTGTACCCAGGGTTTTCCAGTCAGCGTTATCAAACGCTTCTTTGAGTCGGTCTGCAAAATCACTAACATTACTGTCAATGGGAAGTTCTTCAAACATGGAACCGTAGTCGGCTCCACCACCGCCACCGCCGCTGGAACTGTCATTCTCCATAATCATGTTCAGTTCATCAATGCCCGTAGTGGCGTTTTTGATTTCCTTCGCTGCATCAGAAGCAGCACCGCCAGCACCAGATAGTGCTTCTCCATAAGAGGTTGCAGACTTCTTCGCCGCCGTAAAGGTAGACGCACCAGAGAGTCTTGCAATCAGCATGTTAATGTAGTTCAGCAGGGTTACGATTTTTCCAATTACAAAGTCGATTGCCGGGGCAATCGCATTGATGATAGGCGCAGCCATCGCACCCAGACTGTTCTTGAGATACAGTGCGCTGGTTGCCAGACTGTTCATGCTGGAAGCGAACTGACCTCCCATCAGGTTACTGTACTGATAGAGGTTGTTGATACCGTCCTTGAAAGCCTTAGTCAACTGTGCAATCGCAAAACGCGCCAAACGGTACATAGCAATACGCTTCAAGCTGGACAGGAATTGCCCCAGACCAGCCGTGTGCTGCTTCATGCTGGAAGCAAACTTCGCACCAATGGACTTAGGAAAATTCGCGCAAGTCTGCATCACGCTTTTAGCCTTTGCGCCCAGCTTAGACATGCCTGCACTCAGTCTTTGCAGAACGCCAGTGCCAGCAGTCCATCCCTTAGAGAACACACCACCAATACTGCTCAGTACATTCTTCAAAGCGTTGCTACGCCCGGTTGCCTGCTGAACTGCATTGCTGACTTCCTGTACCTGACTGGTTGCCTGCGTCACTCCGCTTGTGGCGGGTGTTACTGCGGCAGCAGGGTCTACGGTAGTGTTGGGTACGATGTTCTTAGGTACACTGACCTTCGGAACCTTCACACTGCCAACCTCTTTCAGGTCACGCAGGGCTTTCCCCAAATCCTCAAGACGTTCAATGTCACTCAGCCTGATATTATCCAGCGCAGAACCAATTTCAGTAATGCGCTTAGAAATCGTGCTGGAAATCTTTACGTCATTCAGACCCTTCAAAGCATTAGTCATTTCCGTCAGCTTGTCAGACTTCAAGGAATTGGTTGCCGTGGTCAACCGCTCAAGCTGCTTCACGGAAGAACCCAGTCCTAAACCGCCCTTGAGTGCCTTTTTCAGGCTACCCAGACTTTTACTCAGTGCGTCAATACCTTTGGCACTTTCTTCCGCTTTTGTTTCAATTTGAAACTCAAGACCTTCCATCTCAATCGCCATTGTCAACTTCCCCTCCTTCCTTTAATTTTTGTTCAAAGCGTTTGTTGAAGGAGTCCACCATGCGCCGCATAGCAGCCTTGCCGTTTTCAAGCATCTGCTTCTTCTTACGTTCTTCCTGCTCCCGGTTACCAGTATGAGTAATCGGTACGGGTTCGGAACGGAAGGGGAAGGGTTTACCCTTCTTACTCAACGGGTTAAATACAGGGGATACATCAATCAACGCTTCGTAGAGATATACGGCTTGTAGCCACAGTTCGGAGTTCTTACGCTCCCTACGCAGTTCATCAGCTTCACGGTAATACTTCACCATGTCAGCAGCCCCATCCCAGAAATCGTGATAGGACATGCCTATGCTCATGTAGTAACTGCACAGTTCCTCAAACTTCTCACCGAACTTTTTATCTTCGTAACGCAAAAGCAGGGACGGACGGCTTGTGCCGCCGCCCCTGTTATCATCCGCAGACGGTGAACCCGTTACCAGTTCGCCGCCCAGTCCACGTTTTTTGCAGTATCATCAGGCTCCTGCATCAGGGACGCGATAGGCTCGTTGTACATCTCAGCCAGCTTCTCAATAAGTTTGTCCTTATTGGGCATACCAGCGTAGATAGCATCAATCACGTCAGGCTTCACGAACCTGTGATGTGCCTTGAAAGCACCTGCGAAAAGCGCGGGGAGAAGGGTCATAGGACGGTCATCAATGTTTCTTGCGACAAACCCTTCGTCCTCCATCTGCTTGATTGTTCTCCGGGTAAATTCCAGAGTGTAGTCCTTACCTTCGTAAGTGAAGTTAATCTGTTTAGCCATTGCTTAAATCCTCCAATTCTTGAAATTGAGTGCGCCCAGCGGCTTACTCATACGCGATGACAGTAGAAGGGGCAATCATAATGCCCATGCCGCGAACTTCGTTCACGCCGCCACCAGTGACACGGACGGAAAGCTGACCAGTGAAGGAGAACTTACCCTCAGTGCCAGTAGGAGTCACAGTGCCATCCTCGTTCTCAGTACCGCCGAACCAGACAGCGTAACCTTCGTACTTGCGCTCAAGTTCCTTGAGTGCCAGGAAGCCGTCATGGTCATAGTTGGTGTTGAAATTCAGACCCTCGTTACCCTGGATACCCATGATGAAAGTCTGCATACGGTCAGACAGAGTGGTGGTTTCCAGCATCTCAGGGTCAGTACCCAGGTCAGGGAACTCGGTAATATCCACCAGCTTCTCATAATCTTCCGCGCCATCCTTCTTGTGCATCAGGAAAGTCATATAAGTGCTTGTAGCAGCCATTGTCTTTTACCTCCTATAGAAATGTTTTCCATCAGTGGCTACCCTATATCGGGCAACCAATCTGTAGATTGTCGCGTCCTCCATGTTAGGAACAGGAGTCAGTGCCAAACGCTTGAAGTTCATCCTGAACAGGATTTCATCAATCACGTTCATAATGGACTTACATTCGCTTTTCCTTCCTTCCGTCTTATTGGAATAGACGTTTACTTCAAACATGACCTGTGCAAATTCAGCACTCCCGGTCATCTTTGCGGATATAACCGCGTTATCACTCTGGGTGATACTCACGTGAGGGAAAACGGAAGGAGCGTTCACATACTCACCAGCAATATCAATGCCGGGGAACTTCTCACGTAAGACTCTTGCAACGCGGGTATAGACCTCGTTTTCGCAGTCAATCATACGTACACCCTCCTTGCGATTTCCTCAAATTTTTCTTCCAACTCGCGGACAGTCTGGTACATGCTCATGTTGGCAGGATTACCATAGGTGTGTACCTCTCCGACATGTTTTCCTTCTGCGATAACCTCACCGTGGCTTCCGGGGTCACCCTGATAACGCCAACCTTGTTCCAGTCTACCCAGTCGGTAGCCATACTCTCCGCGAACCATACCGTGCTTGCCAGCTTCCGGGTGATTGTCGGGATACTTCACGCCTGTACCAAACTCAATGAAAAGCGTTGCGCCGCCCACCGCCACAACTGCGGTCTTGAAATCCCCGCACTGCTCAACGGAAACAGATACATCATTTGTACCGTCATAGACGGCATTTCCGAACTTTGCTTTTGCAATTTCCATACCTTCATCAGCCAGGGCTTGCACGAACTCTTTAGTCTTAGTGACCAACCACTTCTTGTAGTCCTCAAGTTCCTTGATAGCCTGGTCAATTCCAGCAGGAGTGAGTTTGACTTTAATCACGCGCTTCTTCACGATACCTTCACCTTACTTACTGCATACGATATAGCGTTCAAAGACCTTGCCACACGGCGAACCGTGTAATCATAG